ATTGTGGGGCTCTTTTTAAACTTATATAATAAGCTAATCCTGATATTAGACAAGGAAGAAAATAAAAAGGCACATCCGCGTTATTAGCGTATCCTCCTGCATCTTGAATTCTATTTATGTAAAAATATTTCATAATGTATGCTTTATCCGGACTTGGATATACAAACATCGTCATATCATATTCTGGTCTTCCTGTATTACTTCCACCAGCTACAGTTACTTGACCATTAATTACAGTGTATTGGGTTGGACGCGCATCACCAGAAGCGGTTTGCTCTTTTCTAGAAAGATTCATATATTCAGTTCTTGAAATTTTAGTGATAGCTACATCAGTAGTATCAGCGTTTCCTTCCAGATTAGTAGTAGCGCCAGCAGTGGTAGTAATAGTTGCGTCTACAATATCAACAATCTTTTGATCTAATGCATAGTAATTTGTTCCAGCAACCATGGTTGTTGTTGCATAATCAATGGTCCATAAATTAAGACCACGATTAGCCCATTCTGAAAACATTAAGTTTAAAGAACGACGTGCTGTTCTTAGATCGTAACCTGATCGTACCTCCAGTCCACATCTTTCAAATGCTTCCTCAATGATTTCTTCTACCGTTAAATTAAAGGTTCTAGTGCCTGAATAAGCCATTTAACCTCCTAACTAGAAATCGCTACGTAGTTTTTAATCCATTCCATTTGAACGTATACAGTATCACCAGCAGTTCTAGCTGGGTTAACAATCGCCACATCCCCAGTGTACCCACCGGCTGCCTTATCAGCTGCTGTAGGTGTTAAACCTCCAGTAGAGCTAAAATCAAATTCCCCATATCCATTTAATATTAAGAAAGGTATGTTCGAAGTGGCATCCCATTGAAATTCTACTGCATCCGCATTAGCAGTCATAAAAATATTATACTTAACTTTACTTAAAGTTAAATGACTACATGTTTGATTATTGGCACTCTTGCCTAATCCTGAAACATCAATCGTTAAAGTTTGAGCACTAGCTGCATCGCCAGCTGCAATTGTATAATGATTAATGAATTTTCTTCCGCCATCAAAAGTTGTTACTAAAGCCATATTAATTCCCCTTGTAAGAGAGTGGAGTCATTACACTCCACTCACGGTTATATTATTTTACCAAGCGTCTGCCGCTGTCATATTTCTTCCTTGCATATAATCAATTGAGAAATATCCAATTCCAGCAGTTGCTAAAGTTCCTGTTGAAGTTAACTCCACGATAACTTGAACATCAGAGTCATAAGCCACTCCGTCTGCTCCAGTTTCAGATTGAGAAACTGATCTCCAGTCACCAATTTGTGTTGCATCAGTAGTAATTACTTCACCACTTGCTACGTTAGAAGTAGTTTGCATTACCGCACTAGGTATATCTGCTAAGTAATCAGCATCATCTGATTTACCAATTTCAACTATATCTGAAGTTGATGAATTGAAAGCTTCAATCATGTGAAGTTTCATATCTACAATAGATGACTGATAAGGAATTACACCAATAGGTCTTGCATATTTAATGCCACCTGTTGTTGCGTGTGTTCCTACCTCAATATTACCAGTTCCTGCACCACTAATTTCCACTTTAGTAACACTTCTAAATAAGCCTACTAAAGTAGCAGCAGTATATACAGTTCCAGCATTTGGACCTGTAATAGTTTCAGATAATGCTTTACCATTAACATCAGTTCCTGTGATTGTGAAAGTTACTCCAGAATCATTACCAGAACTTTTTACTGCAATTTGTCTTGCCCAAGCTGTGTTTCTAGTTGCTGCTGTAGAAGATTGACTTGGTGCATAAATTTTATTGCCATTAAAAGTTTCAGTTAATGCTCCATCAATAGTTAATGTTCCTGCAGCTGCTGGTGTTTGCGCTGTGCAAATACCATTATCATCCGCTGGTGCAGGTTCATTAAAATACATACTTACAGTGTTTTTAACCCACTGTGTATCTTTTAAATCTTTGCCACGATAACCACCATGATTAGCGCCGCTAATTACTGGACCCGTTTTTACCGGACCCGAAAAAGTTGTTGTACCCATTTGTACTCCTTGGCTGTATAGGCCATTTGTTATGCCGTCTCTATACCGTCTGCCTAGCCAGTCTGCATAACTATTGTGCTAGGAATAAAGGGGCGAACTAATTTCGCCCCTTTAAAAAATTAATTACGCACCAGGTGAGCCAAATATTCCACGCCAGTCAGACCAGCCAAAGCTGTATCTTTCTCTTGCTTTATATCTAACGTTACCAGTATCGAAGTCACCTTCCATCGCAGTTCTGATAGGAGCTCTAGTGAAATGTTTCATTCCATTAGGAGCATCTGTTTTTAAGAACCAAGCATCAGTATCAGTTAGGAAGTTGTTTACAACGTACCCTTCAGGTACCATTCCCATTGATTTGATAGCATTGATGTCATTATCAGCAGTTCCTACTCTACCTGCAGATTTCATTAACCTTTCAGCAACAAACTGTAGATTAACTGGGATGATCATTTTCATGCCTCTAAGTGCAATCTTTAATCCTCTTTCGTCTTTCATATCAGCAATGTCGATAAGTGCTTGCTCAAGCGAAGTTTCGTTTAAGTCAGCAGCAGTTGACAATTCGTTCTTTTGGTCTCCACTAAGAGTAGGGTGATCAGTAGCGCAAAGCTCCTTATCATCTCCACCTAAGTAAGAAGTGTTGAACGCTCTATTAAGAATGTTCGCTGCTTTTACTTGTTTAGTGTTAGCCATTGAACGTGCCAATGCTTTTGTATATCGAGTGCTTAGTTTGTCGTAAAGGTTGTCCTCTACAGCTTCTTCAGTTAGCGAGAAAGCCAAAGCAATAGTCTCGTTGGTATACCTAGCAGTGTAAGTTTCTTGAGCATCGTCGTAGCTTACGCCTTGACCCTCAGGTTTTACAGCTGCATTGGCAAAACCACCAAGCATTACTTCTTCTTCAAACGCACGATCAGAACTTTCAGTACTGAAAATTTCTGACGCTTGATTTTCGTAGCGGTCATATTCTAACCCGAACAGAGCATTTAAGCCAGGTTCAAGTTCTTTGACCAATTGCATTCTTGAAATTACCATTGTTCAATTCCTCCTAGGCTTAAATTCCACCACCCTGATTATAGTATAAGTGCTCATTGATTCTTACGATCCAATTTGCATTTGCACTAGAAATATCAGAGTTATCTGGATCTTCGGAAATTCTTATGATTCTAAGGTTAGCAGTTCCACCCGCAAGAGTTGAACTTATTTCTAACTTAGACTGTCCATTGACAGTAGAACCAGCTGTGTAAGCGATATTAGCATTATCACCAATACCTGCTTGCGCAATAGTTCCATCACATTGAACTTCGAAGAGTTTGTTTGGATCATCATAAACGAACGCGTCTATTGTACCCGTAGTGATGTTTACAGCACCAGGGTAGTAGTTTGACCATGTTGGTTTTTTAGTTGTAGGATCAATGTAGTAACAACCGTTGAAAACTCCAACATTGTTAAGGTCCCCAGCATCACTTCTGTCAATGTAACCAGTGGTTAAAAGTTTAACCAGATCACCTTTGAAAATAGCGTTTGTTGAGTTATCCGCAATTTGGTACTTTGAAGTACCTCCGTTTTGGATTTCACTACCTAATTCACCTACAGGTCTTAAACCAAATGGCGCATCTTTATTAGCCATGATTTTTTCCTCACAGTAAATGTTTCAACACACCCCTCATGGATGTGTCAATTATGTGTAACTTATGTGTTAGGAAACTTAACTAGGTTTCTTTCCACCAAATGTTACGCGAGAGCGCCTGCTTTCATTTTGTACAGGCATGCTAGGATGTTGGTCCTTAAGAGGATCGTTAGCGATTGCATCATCTTTATCTTGCGTTACTTGTGCAAAATGAGCTGAGCGTTCTTTAACAGTTTCCTGAGGAATCCTTGCTAGCATTAAACCTCCAACAGCTATAACACCTTCATATTTACCTGTATCAATTTGAGGCCATTCCAGTTCAGGATATTCGTCAGCTCTGACAAATTCCCAACCTTCGCGTAGTCTAGCGGATACATTTTTTTGATCCATCTGTCCTACAGATTCAGCCCTTATCCAGCGATGGACAAAGCCAGCTGGCGCAGGTGGTGCGTCTAGTTGTGATGGTGGAGACCATGGTTTCCTTCTCTCATTACGAGTTCGGGTTTCAGTCTCGCGTGATGGTAGTTTTGTTGCTTGTTTTGTTTTCATTATCATATGCCTACTCCTTCACGTACTTCGCATATTCGCTTAGTGGCACACCTAGTTTTTTTGCGATAGCTACTTGTGATGGTGTGAGTCTCACAGTACCTTTGCGCCTAACAGGTCCACCTCTATTAGCAGAGGCAACCGTTTGAGTTGGCGAAACTTGTTGTTCAAACTTATGAGGAAATGTATCCTTCATCCTTTTGTCTATTTCACTATAGTACATATCGGACGTTGGGTCAAATCCTTCTTCCATTAGTTTACGATGAATTGAGAAAGATGTCAAGGTCATTGGTTCATCTTTACCAAACCACTCATTTTTTTCAGCCCATTCTTCTGCCTTTGGATCCGGCGGAGAAGGCGGAGGAGCAGGTTGTTGAGGTTGTGTGGAAGGCATTTGAGGTTGATTTGGGTTAACTCCTCGTGCTTCCATTTCCTTTTTTAACCTTTCACGTTGTTCTACACTTTTTTTAGCTCTATCACCTTCAACGGCTAATCTAGCCAATTTTTGTTGAGCTTCTACTTGCTTCTCAAAATCACCTAAATCCATTGCTTCTTTTAATTGCTTTTTAACTTCAGATGTTTGTGCTTCCACGCGATTAGCAAATTCAGCGACATAACCGGAATCTAATTGTCGCGCTTTGTGTTGTAATTCAGTTTGTTTCTTTTGAACTCCTTGAGCAAACTCAATTGCAGCATGCTCGCGTCTTTCCGATTCACGTAATTTTTTAGTTAATTTATCAATACGGGATTGTACTTTTTTTCCATAATCATCCATTTCTTCTGAAGATGCTGTTTCTTTTTCTGGTTCTACTTTTACCTCTGTTTCAACAGCTTCTGGTTCAGGATCAGGATTAATTATTTTTTCTGTTTTCTTCGGTAGTTCTACATCAACTGATGGACCATCTGATGGTAAATCAACCATCTTAGCATCAGCTTCTGATTGTGGTTCTACTTTAGTAGCTTCTTCTGCAGGCATTTATCCTCCTGTTATTTATATTGCAAGATATCCTCTGGGTCTTTTACCACAGCAATTATCTCGTCATCATTAAGTATTCTCACTTCACCACCTTCTATTCCAAAACGAGATCCGGCGTAACGACCGAATATAATCCAATCGTTTTTCTTACACCATGGTCCATTTGGAAACCTGTTTTCATCTTTATAACAATCTGGTCCCATTTTAAGAACTAGACCTGTTACTGTTGTATAACTTTGTTCTTGAATAGTTTCATCAGTTAATAATATACCACCTTTAGTTTTTCCTTGTCCTTTATAAGGTAAAACTAATAAGCGCCAACCTGTTGGATTAGGTAATCGTTCCAATACTTTATCAGTTGGAAGATGTTCTATATCGTTAGTTGCGTCTTCTTGAATTTTTTTGAGAAAGCGGTTTTCTTTATCTTCCGCTACTTTATTATTTTTGTCTGCCTCTATTGATAAATCTTTTTCTTCGAGTGCAAATCTACGTTTCGGTATCTCCGTCATAATCTTTCTGCAGGTCTTGTGTTTCCTGTTCCATAATTGCATAGGCTTTAAACTCACCTACGGTTTTGTTGTATTCATCCCAGCTCGGTAACCCGGCTGCAATGATTTCTTTTAACTCTTCTTTACGCGTTCTAATCTTTTTTAAGATTAGATAAATCGCTTGTGTACTATCCAAGTTATTTTTTCTTTCCTTTTTTATGCATTTTCATGCCGCCGTGCATTGCTTTAACTCTGCCACCTTTTGCTGCCATAGTTTTAGCACCAGAATAAGCACCTTTACCCATAGATTTTTCCATGCCTTTACTCATAGCACGTCTTCCAGCTAAAGATACATTACCTCTTCTACTTGCGCCAGGATCTCTTGCACCTAATGATTCATCAAGTCTAGCATTGTAGCCTTGTTTCATTGGTCCACCAGCAGCTTTTTTAACTCTGCCTCCTTTTGCAAAAGTAGTAGTAGTTTGTCTTTTTCCAGGTAAAATTTTTCCTTGTCCACGAACTGTAACTTTTCCAACCATAATTTTTCTCCT